CAGGGGAGAGAATGGACAGTAAAGGAGTAAGAAATGCAAATTTATAATATAGAAACGAAAGCAATTATAAGCGGAGAAGAAATAAAAGAATTAGATGATTGTTTTATTTTGTCAAATGTTGATGAGGGAAACGATACACATACAACTATTAGATGTTTGAAACCAACATGGAACAAAGTAATTTGTAAAGAAACGTGTTTACAGCGTATTACAAGTCAGCTAAATCAACTTACACAAAACACGGTTTTAGGAGTTGATGAGTTAAGCAATAATACAGATACACTCATGATGAGAATAACATTGAAAAATGTTAAAAACAAAAGTCTATTGATATATAACAAACAAAATAAAACAACATACATTGATTGTTGGTTTATCAGTAGTAGATTTTTAGATCAAGCCATAGAAGATTATTTAACAAATAAGGAGGATTAAATATGGGAATTAAAAATCTAACAGAAGCAGAAGAAAAAGAGTTTTACAGACTTGTTGAGAAGATGAATGGAGAAAAACCAGACAAGGAACAGGGTGTAAAGGTAAGGAAACCACGACAATCAGAAGAATATTTTTGTATTAGTAATGATGGAGCTGTTATACAAAGCAGGTGGACGAATGATTCTTTAGATGAAGGAAGATGGGAATTAGGAAACGTCTTTTTCACAGAAGAGTCAGCGTGGCTTGCCAGAGAAAAAAAGAAAGTAGAAGTTGAAATCGAAAGATATGCAAGGGAACACAATGGCACAGCATCTACCAATCGTCGGTATTTAATTCGATATGAAGAAGATGAGAAAAGTCTTATTTGCGATACATGGGCTACAGCAAAAATACAGGGTACAGTTATGTTTACATCAAGAGATGTTTTGACTGCTGCAATTGAAGCAGTAGGAAAAGACAGAATACTCAAGTACATCTTTGGAGTAGAAAGTGAGGGAGAAGAAAAATGCCAGTAGCAAGATGTAAATATTGTAATAGCTTGTTATTCAATGAAGACGTTGGAAGAGAGTATATACAAATAAATTCAGATATGAAAATACAAAGCAAATTTATTTGTCTTAAATGTGAAATGGAGTTAAGAAAAGAAGATTTCTTTGAACCGTACAGAAGCATGATGAAGTAAAGGAGAAAGAATATGGATGTTATAAAACAAATAGATTACATGATTGCTTGCCTAGAGATGGCAAAAGAAGAATATCAGTATGAGAAAAGTTATGAAACAAAGAAAAAAGCAAGAGAGGACAACGACTGGAACTGGTACGACAGAAACAGGACACCGAAAAAGACGCTAATTAAAGAAAATCTTAGAAATGTTGGGAGAACAGGATTCAAGCTTGCGAAAGATTTAGAGGTGGGAGAATGAAAATATATTCAAGTCGAGCTGATAAAAATGTGGACTGTATAAGAACAAGCATGAGAACAGAAAAACACAATAGTTTGCACGTAACATTAAATTTTAGGAGAACTGTTGGTGGACCAGTTACCATGGAAGAAGAAACAGGCAGTGAAGTGAGAATAAACTTTACTGATACTTGCGAACTTGAAAATTTCATCATGGCACTGACACAGCTAAAGGAAATGACAAAAGGTTACTACGGTAAATGGGAGATTGAAAAGGAGAACGACTATGACAATAGCGGAGCAGGTAGCACAGTGTTTTTTAGAAAGCATAGAAAAGACAATCAATGAAAACAAGATGGATGTCGGAGCGTTAGAATCAAATACTTATTATCGTTCTGAAAAAGCAAAAATGGTAGTGACAGATACAAAGACAGGGATAGTTATTGCAACAATGACCTGTGACATGAATCCAAAAAGAAGAAAACAGGAAAAAGATTTAGATGATTATTGCCGTAAAAGAGTATGCCCTGTTTGTATTTTTAAAAATCAAGAACCTTGTATAACGAACAAAATTGCCTATGGAGTAGCTACTAATAAAGAGGTAGAGGAAAACTATAAAAAGATGTTAGAAGAAGTGGAGATGAAAGAATGATACTAAAAATCTTACTTGTTATCATAGGTGTTTTCTTAGGACTGGTAGGCAGTGGCTTCTGCCAGTCCGCTAAAGCAAGAGATACGATCACAATGACGTTAGAAGATTATAAGCATATGGGAGAAATATTACACAGTTTGCCGATAAGAGAACGGCACAAAAGCCTTAAAGGGAAAGACGTGGCGTTATACAGGTGTCCTAAATGTAAAAGCTATGTAGCAGAATGGACAGAAGTTTGTGAGTGTGGGAATCGGCTAGACTGGGGAGAAAGTGAGGACTTACATGTTAATAAGAATTAGTGAGACAATGGCTATAAATACACAACAGGTTATTAGAATCTATGTCAAAAAAGTATTTGACGGATACGAAGTTATAGGAGAAACACTAGATCATCTATATACTATTAAAAAATGTACAACAAGAGCAAAAGCAGGAGAGACACTGGAAAAAATACTCAGTCAGTACGACAGAGGACAAAGGGTTATCGAATTATAAAGGAGCGTTATAAATGTTGGTACTTACACAAAGTCAACGAATGGTTATAAATGTTGAGTATGTAGATTGTATGTTTATTAAAAAAGAAATAATAAAGAAGCAGGAAAAATACGGTTTATATTGCGTTATGGCATTCGATCAGGAGAAAGTTGCTATTGCATATTATGAAACAGAGAAAGAAGCAATGGAAGAACTCAAATTGATGCTGACTTGTTGGAAACACAAGCAAGATATATATTTTATCAGACAAGAAAAGGCGGTGTTATAATGGGAAGCAATTTCTTTAACAACAGACAGTTACCCGCACAACAACGTAGGGTTAAGAATCGCAGGGATGCAGATAAACTAATACATAGCAGTTACACAGCATTTCTTTTATTGGGCACGATGGCACTACACGACCAATTTGGATTTGGTGGTGCCAGACTTGGAAAATGGATTGATAAAATGAACGAACTAAAAGAATGTTATGAAAAGGGCCTTGTCAGTGTACAGGACCTACAATCCATGATTAAAAATGAAACAGGAATCGAGATCAAGTTTTAATGCGTTATCAAGGAGTGATTACATGAAATGCGTTTGTATGGGATGTACGGAAGCAACCGGCAGGAGTTGGAATTGCCACACAAGATGTGATGGTTACAAAGAGTTCCAAGCCAAAAACGAGGAAGAGAGGGACGTTATCAAGAGAAAAAATCCTTATTATAAGTCGTTATCAAAAGAAAAATTTATGAAACGGAATGCTTTAAACAGGAACAGGAGGGGAAGAAAGTGACAGGGTTATCAATAGACGTTATCAAAAATCAGATACGATTATCAAAAATGTTTGCAGGAAGTGAAGCGGTATCAACTAAGGCATTAAAAGAACTTCTTGAGTACAAAGAAACAGGATTGACACCGCAGGACATAAAAGAAATGGACAAGATGTATCTTGAAAAATGTAAAGAAGTAAATGCACTTGTAAAGACCTGTGAACGGCTAGAAAAGGAGAAAAGATGAATAAGCAAGACATATATACTCTATGTACATTAATTCCATCTATGGACGATTACAGCGGTCACAATATGTATCTATGCGGTAAACGTGACGGATTTAATGAGTGTGTGAAGATGTTAAAAGAAAATCTGAAGAATATAAAAGAAGAAGCAGGGGTTTAATCCTCTGTTTCTTCTTTTTTTGCCTTTTTATTGAATTTTTCCCATCGTTCTGGATACACTTCTTGAAACCATTTAAGAAAATCTCCAAACAGAGCGTTTTCTGCTTCTTTTCTAACTGCGGCTGCATCTTCTATGTTGTTGTATCTTCCTAAATGGTATGTTTTGCCTTTAAATACTATTGTAGCAGCCCATTTTCGCCGATTTTTGTCCCAACTAACACCACGAACTCCAGATGTGTTATTCCGCAACATTTTTCTAGGTTTGATTGATATAATGGATGTATTTTCTATATATCCTTGTTCACATGTTTCCGCAGCCTTTTTGAGGTTTTCTCTGGCACTTCTTTGATGTGAGCAACCACAAGACATTTGTTTGTAAAATAGTCCGGCAGGAACTAGGTAGTGCTTTCCGCAAGAACATTCACATTCCCATTTATACCGATTTCCAACTCTTATTTGCTTAATTGCTTTTCAACCATAATCGTTAACTTTACCAGTGAGGTCAAATGGTTTATAGTAATTAGCTTCGGCAAAACATCCGCAAGATTGAGTTCGACCAGATGTTAAAGCATCGTATCTTATAGTTTTTGTATTTCCACATTCACATTTGCAAATGGCATAAACTCTTCCTTTTTTTCTATAAGCATCTATGATAGTTAATTTTCCCCACTTTTCTCCATTAAATTCATTTGTATATCGTGGTGCGTTTTTACATTCTTCGGAGCAATATTTTGCACTTGGTGCCCCATCAAAAGTCTTTCCACATACAACACATTCTCTTAAAGCCATAATAAACACCTCTTTCTGCAATGAATTATACATACTATATTACTAATGCACAAGAAAAATTCAGAAAAGGACCAGAAAAACTCTGGTCCTCAATGTTATTTGTATAAAAAGTTGTGATCTAAAATCCGCACGTTATAGTTACCAGTTGCACCGCTTACCTGTTGATGCGTGATAATGTAGTTTGCTGTGATACCTGCGGTAATGATCGCTGTAAGTATGATTGATAATAATATTTTATTCATATAAACACCCCAAATCTTCCAAAATCATTTCTATTGCATATTCTCGTGAACACATTTCAGCACCATCCCAACGATTTTGTTCAATCATTGAATTTGCTTCTTTAACGGCTTCTTTTTCGGTATAACCGCAACTCATTAACCACTGTACAATTTTAATCATGCTAGTTCTCCTTTTCTACCCTCGTAACCTCCGGGGTGGGTGGTGTATGTTATGCAGGTATTACAAGACTGTCACGATCAGCCTTGACAAGTCTGTTCTTATTAAGCCTATCTTTCCACTGCTCAACAAGTGACTCATGGAGCTTCAATGCTTCTTGCTTGCTGTAAGTTGTATAAGAATCAATTTCTTCAAAATCATCCATATACATTACAACGGTTTGGTATTCGTGTAATACTTCCACATAAGCTGTGGAAATATTACATTCTGTTTGATGTAACCAAAATTTGTGTCTTGCGATTACTTTATTCATTTTCAATCCCTCCTAAAATCTTTTTACAAGCTTCTACATATCCGTCTGGAAGTGTTTCAGTGTTCATCTTCCCACCGTTTGCTCTCCATTCGAGATATTTTTTAACTTCTTCTTTTTCTTCTTCCAGTTCGTAAATAAATTCTTCGTAGGAAACGAAGTCCTCATTTTCGACTAACTTTTCAATTTCTTTTCTTAATTCTTTCATCTTCTTTTCTCCCTTTTAAATGCTTTTCGTTTATCTTTAACTAGAGTATAAATGATTTTAGTTTAAATGTCAATGGTGAAAATAAACTTTTTTCGTTTGACATATGATATATTTTAAATTATAATGATTTAAAAACAGAAAAGAGGTGTGGTTGATGGAATACAATATAAACTTTACTTACAAGGACAACAAGCAATTAAAAGAAATCTACAAAGAACTACTAAAAAGGAACGGCATGACAATGACAGAAGCGTCACAGCTCTTAGGATTGTCAACACCGCAGCAGCTAAACAACAAATTTAATAATAAAAAAGTATCCTTAAGTGATTTAAAGGATTTTTTGGGTATAATGGGATATGATTACGAGATAATAATAAAAAAGAGATCTGGGAGCTTTTGAGTTCTTCCAGATCTCTTTTACTATGCAATTTTTGAAACATTGGAAGTCTTTACTTTTTCGCTTCCATATTTTTTCTGAATATCCTCGAAAGACATTTTCTTCTTATACCACTTTCCAGATGGTTCAGTTGAGAAGTGCCACTTTTTACGATTCTTAGACCACTTAAAGCCTAACTTCTTTAGCTCTTCTTTGTACGGGAATGTATTACCATCTACCCAAATCCAAGAGCCTACTACCTCGATATTTACACCATCGAAAGAAACAATATTATTAATAACATTTCTTAAGGCTTCGTCTGCCTTGTAATCAAATGTATTTTTCTTTTCTTCTTCTGGTGTCTGCCCTGCCTTGAACATGTCAAACAGTTTCTTATATTCGGCTGTAATCTCTTGACATGTAACAACGTCTCCACCATTGTCTGGGTGGTTGGCTACCATTAATTTTTTGTATTCTTTTCTGAGTTCCTGTAAGTTTTTGGCTGTAAAATATCTCATGATAACACCTCCTAAATTGTCTAGCAGAGACTTATAAAATCTCTGCTAAGCTAATAACCTGTGATTTTGATAAATTATCCATAACGATTTCATCTCCTTTGTGGAGTTCAAATCTGTCTGGAAAAGTTCCGAACCATCCGTCAAACTGATTGTCAATGTAGTATCCTTTTGATTCTAATTTTTTGATTGCTTCTTTCATCTTATTATCTCCTTTTCTGATTGCTTTGTTCTCTTGATTTACTTTTATTATACATAAAATCTATGCATATGTCAATGGAAAAGTACATAAAAATTATGTATAAAATTCTTGAAGTAAAATTATGGGTATGATATAATAATTAAAAAGGAGGGAAAAGAATGATAAAATACAAATTAGATGTACAGGAAGAATTGAAGAAAAAAGGATACACTTCTTATATAATAAGAAAAAACAAGTATTTAAGCGAGGGAACACTTGCAAAGATAAAGCGGGGAGAACCAATAAACATGAAAAGTCTCAATGCTATTTGTTGTATGCTTAGAAAAAATGTAGATGATGTAATTGATATAGAAATAACAGACGATGAAAAAATAAAATATTTTATCTAAAAAGTGTTGACTTATACATAAAAATTATGTATAATAAAGACAGTTAAAGGAGATAAGCAAAGAAAGAAAAGGAGATTGAAGTCATGAAAAAAGAATTTTGGGAAAGAGTAAAGTGGGAAAGAATAGTCGATACGAGAAAATATAGATATGTATTAGACGATGATGTAAGACTCGAAAGGCCTTTAATAAAAAGGCTACCAATCGAAGACCTAGACACGACAGCAGCTATTGACGGGTGGGAAGTTGTAAAGGAGCTTTAAAAATGAAATATAGAACAAAAAAGGCTTGCTTGGATTGTGGCAAGTCTTTTTATGGTAGTACAGACAAGTTGTATTGCGACGAATGCGCCAAAAAAAGAAAATCTAATGTAATGAGAACCAGAGTGTGCAGGATGTGCGGCAAAGAGTTTAACGGTGGACCTAGAGCGTTTTACTGTCCAGATTGTAGAGTTATACGTACAAGAGAAGCACAAAAAAGATTCAGGCAAGGAAAGACAGCTAAAAGGAAGCTTGGGAGTGTCGATAAGTGCGAGCTGTGCGGAAAAGAATATATTGTAATTGCAGGACGTCAAAAATATTGTTCGGAAAAATGTCAGCACGAAGCAGGCTTATTATTGCAAAAAGAATATAAAAGTGCTTATAATAAAGAGACAGAACAGACAAAGAAGAAGTTGGAAAAGAACAGCAAAAAACAAAAAATTTGCGAATACTGCGGTAAAAAATTCCAATCCAAAGTCGCAAGCAACACTTGCAGTGATTACTGCCGGCACAAACAAGCGCAGATCAGAAACGCAAGGGCACGGATTAATCGTGGCGAGAAAACAAATCTTGACACGCTGTTGAAAGAAAGAGACGAGTATAGAAACAAAGTAAGCAATAATAAAGGAGGTACGCGGATGAATGTAAAAAACAAATATGGGAAAGAAATTGATTTTGACGAAGCGCTAAAATCAATGGATGCAGATTTAAGAGAAAGCGTGGCGTATGAATTGAGCCTTTCGTCTGATCAAGAATTTTTTGACAAGTACGCCGAGGCACATAAAAAAAAATTCGGGATCACTTGGGAACCAGATCGAGAATAAAAAGAGTGTAAACAAAGGCACTTCTCACTATGGTATAATTATACTAGATAATAACCATAGTTGGGAGGTGCCTTTTTTGATTAATAACAAACTAAAGAATTGCTGTAACGATTGTGTACATTGTGAGATCGTGACGGAGACAAAGAGAAGAGCTATCCCAGAGAACAAGACGGAAGTGGTGCTTGTAAATATAAAGTGTAGTCACATGTGTGTATGCAGTAAGTACCAGAAAGAGGTGCAGTATGGAAGATAAAAGCCTGTGCTGTGCAGGGTGCAAGAACACACTATCTGACAGAGGGATTATGTACTGCACTAAGGATAATGGCAAGACATTAATAAGAGACAGATATTTGACCGTATGTGATGATTACAAGACAGCAGGACCGACAACAAAGGTGTATGCAAACGAAAGGACGTGAGACAATGGGAGCAGGTGGCAGACCGCCTAAATACAAGAGTGTCAAAACGATGCAAAAAAAGATAGATGAGTACTTTAAACTATGTGAGGGCGAAGTATTAAAAGAAGATGGTAAGATAGTAAGAAATAAAAGCGGCTATCCTATTATGATTAACAGGAAACCTCCAACAATTACCGGATTGGCTTTGCATCTTGGTTTTACATCTAGAGCGGATTTGTTGTATTACCAAAACGAAAAACAAGAGTTTCTTGACACAATCACACGGGCGAAAAGCAGAGTGGAAGAGTATGCAGAGGGCAGATTGTACGACAAAGAGGGAAGTTCTGGGGCACAATTTAACTTAAGAAACAACTTTAAACACTGGGATGCAGACAAGAAGCAGGAAGAGAATAAGACAGAGGGAATTACAATAGTAAATAATATTCCTAGAGAGTAAGGAGCGGTTGCATGGTTAATTTGACGGATGTGATCGCCCCATCTTTTTATGCTGTACATTGGGATATACAAGACGGAAAACATACATATTACGACTTATATGGCGGTCGTGGCTCGACTAAATCGTCTTTTGTTAGTGTAGAGATTGTATTGGGTATTATGCAGGGTGCAACAACAGGAGAATACAGCAATGCGGCAGTGTTTCGAAAGGTTGGTAATACCCTAAGGGACAGTGTGTATGAACAGATAGAATGGGCTATAGATGCCTTAGGTGTTAGCGATCTGTGGGAATCTTCTAAGAGTCCGCTACAACATATATATAAGCCGACTGGGCAGAAGATAATCTATAGAGGACTGGACAAGGCAAAGAAAACGAAGTCTATCAAGGTCGCAAAGGGTTATATTAAATATCTGTGGTTTGAGGAACTAGATGAGTTTGCAGGCATTGAAGAGATCAGAACTGTACAACAATCTGTATTGCGTGGTGGTTCTAAGTTCGTAGTGTTTAAGACGTTCAACCCACCAATCTCTGTTAATAACTGGGCAAATAAGTATGTAGCAGAAGCAAGAGAGGATAGCTTTAGACATAAGAGTGACTACACAACAGTTCCTGTGGAATGGCTAGGGAAGCAGTTCATAACCGATGCAGAATATCTGAAAGAGACAAACGAACGAGCATATAAGCATGAGTATCTTGGAATCCCTGTAGGACTTGGAACAAACATCTTTGAGCTTCTAGAAATCCGCACGATCACGGACGAAGAGATATCAAGACAGGAAAGAATCTATCAAGGTCAGGACTGGGGATACTATCCAGACCCGAAAGCTTTTGTCAGATGTGCATATATGCCTGCATCACAAAAAATCTTGTGCATAGACGAACTTGGTGGGCAGAAGATACGAAACACGGCAATGTCACAGTTGATTATTAATAAGGGATATAACGACTATACTATATCCTGCGGTGCTGACGAGATAGAAAGCATCTTAGACTTTAGAGACGCAGGACTTGTAGCAAACAAAACGAATGTATATCCAGGTAGCCGTAAGTATAGTTATGAATGGCTACAGTGCAGGACTTTAGTCATAGACCCTGCGAGAACTCCACGGCTGTATGAAGAGGTAATAAGCTACGAGCATGAGGTAGATGAAAACGGAGAAATCAAGGCAGATTATCCAGACGGCAACGATCATTTTATTGATGCATTAAGGTATGCGACAAGTCCAATGAGTATGAGACGTGGCGAGAGTGCATAAAGGAGACAAAAACAATGATGATAAATCTAAAAGATGTAACTTGTATACAAATTGGAAATGTAATGTTAGGCATCAAGGATATAGAAAAAATATCTATCCATGATGGTGGGGTTTGGCTTACGATTAATGGCGATTTGATACAAGGAGATATAGAAACAAAAATCGGAAACGTTAAACTGATAGCGGTGGAATAGATGGGTATAATAAGCAGAATGAAAGAGATATTAAGTAACATTTTTAGACAAAAGGCAAGAGATGATTTTAAAGTTAATACTGTAACATCTTTGGAAATGCAGAGGACAGTAGAAAAATGTATGTATATCTATAAAGGTATGCCATACTGGTTAGATGATGATGAACATATCAAGACTATTAATTTTGCAAAAGCTGTTTGCTCGGAAATGGGACGTCTTACAACATTAGCGATAGGAATAACTGTTGACGGTAGTGCAAGAGCTGACTGGTTACAGAAACAAATTAACAAGGTGCTTGGAGAGATAAGGCACTGGACAGAATTTGCGTGCGCATACGGTACCGTAATACTTAAACCAAACGGCAAGAGTGTAGACCTTATAACTCCTAAAGATTTTATTGTAACAGATGAGAGTAACGGAGAAATTCAAGGCATTGTGTTTATCAATAGGGAAGTGTCTGGGGATGGTAGAACATATTACACAAAACTTGAATATCATCGTTATATCGAAGATGTGTATCAGATAACTAATCGTTGTTATGCTTCTAAAGATGCAAATGATACAGGAAAGCCTATAGACATAGACGAGACACCTTGGAAAGGCGAACTTGAAAATGTAGGACTCACGAACTTAGATGGTAAACGATTATATGGAGTGCTACGTACACCACAAGCAAATAGTGTAGATGAGGATTCAAGTCTTGGATTACCTATTTTCTATGATGCTATAGAGGAATTGAAAGATTTAGACATAGCATACAGCAGAAACGCAACAGAAATTTTTGACAGTAGGAGAATGGTCCTTATTGATTCTGACAGGCTCATGGAAAGTGGCGCACCTGTGAAAGATATGCAGGCAGGTGTTGAACGAAACAAGAAGCGTTTAAAATTACCAGAATACGTTAAAAACGTAAACGGGACTGGAATGGATGGATTTTATCAAGAAGTAAATCCATCCTTAAATACATCTGCAAGAATAGAGGGTATCAATGCATTGTTAAGTCAAATTGGATATAAATGCGGATTTTCCAATGGTTACTTTGTATTCAATGAAAAAACAGGTATACAAACAGCTACATGGGTAGAAGCAGATCAGCAGAGAACTATTCAGACGGTTAAGGATATGAGAGATAAATTACAAAAGTGCATGAATGAGTTAATAAATGCACTTAGTATATTTGCAGACTTATATCAATTATCCCCTGTTGGAACGTATGAAATAGTGTTTGACTTTGGGGATATTACATACAACGAAAATGAGGACCGATCAAGATGGTATAGCTTTACTGTTGCAGGAAAAGTCCCATTCTGGTATTACTTAGTCAAATTTGAGGGATTTAGCGAAGAAGAAGCGAAAGCATTAGTAGCAGAAGCACAGCCAAAAGAACCAACCCTTTTTGGTGCAAGCGGAGAGGAGTGAAAGCATGGGGAAGAACAGAATTGAAAAATATCTTGCATACCTTAGTGGCGAAGATGTAAAACTGCCCGAACCATTTACAAAACAAGAAAAGCTGTTGTACAACATCTGCAAAAAGGGAGTTACAGGCAGTACAGAAACAGACAAAACATTAACGCAAGAGGGCAAGCCTGCGGATGCGGCAGCAGTTGGGAAGATGCTAGATGTGGCACTAATGGCAAAAGACCCCGAAGAATAGGCGGTGGGATTATGCTAACGCCAGATTACTTATGGTATGTGCCAGAGAAATCAGAGAAGCAGGCGGAAGAACTACATAATAAGATTGTATCTGTGATTATCGAACGAATGATGATAAGGCTAGGACGTGGGGAAGATTACCTTTTTACTCCTATTGACAAGTGGCAAATGGATGTATTGCAGGATGCAGGGTATATCTTCCAAGCGGTACAGGCAGAGATAGCACAAACGACAAAGATAAGTATTGCAGAGATCGCACGCACTATGAAAGAAGCAGGAATCAAGGCTCTTGAATGGGATGATACAATCTACAAGAAAGCAGGTCTTGAACCAACACCACTCGGGAAAAGTCCTTATCTACAGAGACTGTTGCAAAGGAATTATGAAAAGACCAAGGGAGAGATGTATAACTTTACTGGCACGATGCCGAACGCCTGTCATGATAATTACATTAAGGCAGTGGATAAAGCATATACACAGACTGCAAGCGGTACGACAGGGTACACACAAGCGGTTAAAGAAGCTGTAAACGACATAATAAACAGCGGTGCAGACGTAACCTACCCTAGCGGACACAGAGACAGCATAGAAACAGCAACTACAAGAGCGGTTCGCACTGGTGTAAGTCAGATGGCAGGAGAGATCACGGATGCACGCATGGACGAGATGAACTGGGATATAATTCTCACGTCTGCACATTTAGGAGCAAGAATTGGAGACGGTGGAGACAACTTAACCAATCATTACTGGTGGCAAGGCAAGTTTTACAGCAAAAGCGGTAATGACCCAAGATTTCCGCCTTTTTCGGTCTGCGGTATGGGAAACGTGCAGGGAATCCATGGGGCAAACTGTCGGCACTCCCACGGTCCGGGGGATGGAATAAACAATCCGTTTGAGGACTACGACAGCGAAGAGAATCGCAAAGAATATGAAAAACGGAAACGACAGAGAGAGCTTGAAAGACGTATCAGAAAGACGAAACGACAGTTAATCGGCATGAAAACGGCTGTGGATAATGCAAAGGACGAAGCCTTAAAGCACGATCTTGACATGGAGTATCAAAAAAAGGCGGCACTATTGCAGAAACAGAACAAATCCTACAATGATTACTGCGAAAAGAACAATCTTAAGAAGCAGAGTGAACGACTAAACACGGCAGACTGGAACAGGAGTCAAGCATCATCAGCACGAGGTGCAGCGACACGATACAACAATGCACGAGGTAAATAATGGATACTATAAACAAAATTATGGTAGCCTGTGGGTGGATTATAACAATTGGTAGTGCGATAGGAGTATTATATACTGCCTATAAGCATTACAAGAAGCCTACGGACGATTTGAAACATCGAATAGATCATATAGAGACAGATATTAAAGAAATTAAACAAAAGCTAAATAGTGACTACAGTGCTATTAATAATCAACGTGATGATATGAACCTAGTCATGAAAAGCATGTTTAATTTGATCGAGAACAAGATCACAGGAAACAACATTGAGGGTCTAAAAAAAACCAGAGACGATCTGATAAATGCGTTGACAACACACGACAAACAGTGAGGTGTTTGCTTTTGAAAGTATATGATTTTACCGTACCCGAACTAAATATGTTCCGTACGTATTGCAACTTCACAGATGTTGAAAGAACATTGTTCGAGTATCGGGCAAAGAATATACCACTAGAGAAATGTGCAGAGCTTATGAACGTAAGTCTGTCTACAGCAAAGAGAATCAGCGGGAAAGTTAATAACAAGATTATTAGAGTATGTTAAGGAGAATAAATAATGAATTTTAAAGAAGCATTTAAAGCAATGAAAGCAGGAACAAAAGTTAAACTACCATCATGGGGTGGCTTCTGGTTTTGGGATGAAGAGAAGCAAACTGTTATGATGCAGTGTAGGCCTAAAGATGCTGATAAAGGTCAGGGAGATTTATTAGACATTAGAGAAACACAGAGAGTTGAGTACACACTTTCTAATATCTTATCCAATGAATGGGTAATTGCAGACGAAAAGAACTGTCCTGTGCTTGGTGGAGAAGCTACATTTAGTTTCGGGGATGCTATTAAGTACATGAAACGTGGGTTGAGGGTTGCGAGAAAAGGATGGAACGGAAAAGGGATGTATGTATTTTATGCCTCTGATTTTCAGTTTGGAACAAAAGCAGACTTATCAGAGTTTAATCCTACAGAAGACCCAGAATGTACAGAAGAAAATAAAGTATATGTATATGATTGCCTAGTTCTCAGAACCGCTGATAAAAAGTTACAGCCTGGATGGTTAGCATCACAGAGTGATATGTTGGCAGAAGATTGGATGTTTATTGATTAAAAAAGAGGGTATTGAAAAGGCAAAAATCCATGATACAATATAAATGTAACAAGTAATAAGTTGTTGAATAAATCATTATAAGATTTTTTTAGTTTTAAATGAGAGTGGTTTGTTTCGGAGATACTTTTTCATGTTATAATACTTTAATCCTTTCTTTATTGTTTTGTTATGTATATAGTACGGTGGATTCCTCACGGAGTCCGTGGAAGTATAACTCAGTTGGTCAGAGTAGTCGGCTCATAACCGACCTGTCACAGGTTCGAGTCCTGTTGCTTCCATTTGCTCACTATTGTGAGCATGAGAAATCATTTTTGAATTTCCTCAATTTTTTGGTTTAAATTTCATTTTTCAACACGACACCTTTTTTCATCAATTGGTGTTCCTCAATCTTATCCTTATTGTTCAAGCACCATGACCCCTATCATGGTGCTAATTTTTTAATTTAATATGATACTTTTATGAGACTTTAACGACCTGTTAGAGTCTCTTTTTTAATGCGATAATTTACACATAAAAGGGAGGTGGAAGAGTGAACGGATATAACTATAATCCTTATGCACCAATGTATCAGCAGGATACAATGCAGTTGCAGGATAGGCTAAATCAGTTACAGCAAATGCAACAGCAGTACAATAAACCAATGCCAGAGACACAAGTTCCAACACAGAATGTTAATTGGATACAAGTTGCAGGCATAGAGGGAGCAAAGAACCAGATCGTACAGCCAGGGGCTACAGCATGGATGATGGATAACAACGCACCTTTCTTTTATGTAAAGAGTGTAGATGGAATGGGCAGTGCAACTTTTAAGGTATTTAGATTCGAGGAGATACCGCCAGAAGCCACGCAGAACGCCCAAAAACAAAATGTAAACTATGATAATAGATATGTTACAAGAACAGAGTTTGAAGAACTTCTAGCAAAGCTAGGAGAGCAACCAGAGAAAGGAGAGTTAAGCAATGAGTAATCCTTTAATGAACATGATAGGCGGTATGATAGGAAACAACAACCCTATGCAAATGGTACAGCAGGTAATGGGCATGGTAAGAGGGTCTAACAATCCGCAGTCTATGGTTGAGAGCATGGCACAGACAAACCCTGCGATCAAGCAGGCAATGGAAATGTGCAAGGGAAAGAACCCACAAGAAGTGTTTAATAGCCTATGCCAACAGCAGGGCATGAATCCACAGGATATTGTGGACAAAGTGAACAAATAGATATTAAGCGGTGCACAGCTTGGTAAATAAATTTATGGAGGACAACAACAATGAATGAAGCAATGGGACTCACTGCGGCAGATGTAGCGGCAGTGACAAGAAATGACGGATATGATAACGGCTTCGGCAACGGTGGTTGGTGGATTTGGATTATCTTAATTGCTTTCCTTTTCTGTGGTAACGGATGGGGAAGAAATAACGATACCGCAACGACCGCAGGCGAAAATGCTTTCTTATCCGATGAGTTTGTTAAGAGAGATATTTTCAATACAAACCAGAACGTATCTAATACAGCTTGTCAGACACAGAGAGACGTATTAGAAAGCAGATACACAACACAGTTAGGATTACAGCAGATGCAGGCACAACAGCAGGCTTGTTGCTGTGAAACACAGAAAGAAGTGTTACAGAACCGCTATGATGCGGCTTTAATGGCCCAGAATATGCAGGCACAGATGGCACAGTGTTGCTGTGATATTAAGGAAACAATCCTCGCAGACGGACAGGCTACACGCCAGTTGATGCAGGACAACACAATCCAGAATCTTAGAGATAAACTTGCGGACAGAGATAGAGACTTACAGTTATCTAACTTCCAGATTTCGCAGGTATCACAGACTAAGAACATTGTGGATGCTGTTAGACCATTCCCAACACCTGCATACATTACAGCAAGTCCTTATGTATCCTATAATGGGTATGCATACGGTGGTTGCAACTGCGGAAGTGTAAATGTGTAAATAAATCAAGCTTGTTGGAAGAATCCATATCTACTAAGTAGACTAGCAATATATTGACGATAGGGTGTCGGGTTCGGCATCCTATTTTTGTTTAGGAGGGAAAATTATGTTAAATGCGGTAAATGTAGCACAGCAGGATGTAAACAGTGGTGCAAACGTACTATTTGCGAATACACGATATAGTAGCAGACGTTGTACTTGTAATTATGGGTGGCTGAATCATGTAGAGGGGTCTGGTCTGTTTACGTTAACGAATAGATCAAACTGTCCTATGACTGTAGAGGTAGAATTTAACGGAAATGTATCCGCTAATGCAACAGGAGCAACGGCACTTGCTGTAGAGCTTAACGGAGAAGCTATTGGTGGAACAGAAATGGACTATACAGTAGCTACAGCGAACACATTTCAGAACGTGGGAGCAACAACGGTTGTAACTGTACCATCTTGCGGTAGCTTAATCGTAAGCATCGGAAATGTAGGAACAACAGCGGCAATAGTAAAAGATGCGAATATTATTATAAAGCGTATCTCTTAAGGAGGTGCGATCATGATTGAATTTACAAACAATCTTGAAGTAACAAAAACAGAAGATATCTTTGACGAGATCAACAAAAGATATGTAGCGGCTATGATGATACACGGTCAAATGGCAGATTATTTCAACTTCTTAGGTTTGAAAGGCTACAAAAGATTACATGAATACCAGTTTCTTACAGAAAGCTTGGAGAGACGTGAAATATGCAGGTATTTTGTAGATCATCACGGCAAGCTTTTAAAAGATTCTTTTAGCGGTACTATAAAAGTGATTCCCGACTCTTGGTATACAGCCAGTAGACTAAGTATCGGAAAATCCACAAAGCAGAAAGCCGTAGAGGATGGTTTTATAGAGTATCACAACTGGGAGAAAGAGACAAAAGAAGCCTATGAGAAGTACGCACAGCAACTTAGAACGAACGGAAACGTATCGGATGCACTATTTGTAGAATGTCTGGTAAAAGACGTATCTAAAGAGCTAGAAACGGTTGAAAAGATGGTTACTGATCTAATCTCTGTAGGATACGACATGGTGTATATTACAGAGACACAGGACTGCATTCATGAGAAATACAAAAAGAAGCTTAAGGGGGTCAAATTATGAGTGAAATCAAACATGTTCTGGAAGAACAGCTAGAAAGAGAAAAAAACTCAGCATTAAAACAGCTCACAACATCTAATCTTGATGCAATGTATAAGATTACAACAACATTATGCAATCTTGAAAAGATGGAGCATGGAGACATAGCGGAAACCGTCATGGATGCAGGAGAGAATCTTATTAAGAAGTACAGCAATGGCAAGTATGATAAAAATATAGATGCATTGTATGACAACTACTTAAGTGCTAAAATGGCATACAAAGAAAACGGAGATCAAGGACACCGTGATAAGCTTATGGAATCGGTCGGTAGATTGATGGTGGAAGTGTATGATATGCTTTCTTCTATGGTTATTGATTCTGACTTTATGGACGAGAGAAAAGAGATACAGCGACAGATAAAGAAACTTGCGGAAATGTAAAAAAAGAGGGTATTGAAACGGCATATTTTAGGGTTTACAATAAATATGTAGGAATTATGCAGATTTGCCACAGCCTCCTTGTAAGTACAGAGTTTTTTAAGCGTTTTTGGTTACACGACAACAGGAAAAGAGTTCGAGGCTCGAGTGGGGTTCAAGTCCCCACATTTCTTTTACCTTGACTTAGGTATATAAGTCTTAATCCATTACCGCAGACATAGCGGTATACAAACAATGTAGGAGGATATATATGCAGAATTACGAACAGATTTTAGCAGAATTAGGAATCGAAATCCCAGAAGAGAAAAAGGCAGAGCTTAAAAAAAGACATGCCGAAAATTATAAGACTGTAGCTGATTATAATAAACAGGTAGAGAAAAAAGATGAATACAAAACATCTTTAGACGATGTACAGACCAGATTAGCAGAATTAGAGAAAGAAGATGTTGACGGTCTTAAGACTAAGATTACAACATTAACACAGGAGCTTGCAGACGAAAAAGAAGCAAGAGCAAAAGAAGCTAAGCAGACAGAGTTAAGAGACAAGGTAAAAGATTTCTTATCTGATAAAAAATTTGTAAATGCAATTACAGAAGACTCTATCCGTTCCCAGATGATTCAGAAGTTAGAAGAAGAGAATGGGAAAAATGCAGAAGATGTATTTAAAGAACTTACTACTAAAGATGGGAAACCAATTGAGAACATCTTGGTTGACGAAAAGAAAGCACCAAGTACTAATATCCCAAGCTTTACGACTAAGTTCAACAGCGGAGAGCAGAAAAAGGGAACACAGAAGTTAAGGGAAATGTCTTTAGACGAAAGAATGAAGCTTAAGGCAGAGGACCCAGACTACTATGCAACCTTATTAAATGACAGATAGATAATACCGACTCACAATATGGAAGTGAGCCGCTAACCTAAAAATCCCTTAATAGTTGTAGGTAGATGGGACAAAGATAAGTCCTTATCTATTCTTATTTTGGGTAGAAAGGACTTTTTTTATGCCAAGAACAGGATCATTTGGTGGTTTTGATTTTGACCCAGAGGTTTTCGCTGAGTTTATGTCAGAAAACCCAACATGGAATGATGCGATTATTGCATCTGGCGTGTTAGCACAGGACAATACAATCATGGACTTAATCGGAGAAAAAGGAAACGTTGCAACAATTCCTTTTTATACACCGATTGATGAACAAGACTCACAGGCTTTGAACAACGATGGAGAAACAAACAATACACCTGTTGAAATCACAGGAAAGAAACAGACTTGTATGTTAATTCAGAGAATGAAAGCTTGGAAAGCAAAAGACTTTACAAGGGAGTTAACAGGTGCAGACCCTATGACTCATGTTGCAAACTCTGTTGCAAGCTTTTATAAGCAGGTAAGAACACGTGACTTAATGACTACAGTTGATGCAGTTTTAAGTCTGTCTGGGATGGAAAACCACATTACAGATTTATCTTTAACTGGCGAGGGTGCTGTTGGAGATGCAAACAAAATTGATGATACAACACTTATCTTTGCACAGCAGAAAGCTTTAGGAGATTCCGCTGACAAGATGGGATTACTTGTATTAAACTCTTACATCTACGCAAAATACAAAGCAATGGGACTTGTTGACTACAATAAATACACTATTGCTAACGCAGTAGAAAGAGAAGTAAATCTTCCTACAATCGGTGGATTTATCCCACTGGTAACAGACAGATTTACAGTTGATACAACAGGAACAAACCCAGTATACAAAACTTATATGCTTGGTACAGGTTCAGTATTGACTTGTGATAAGACAAACTATGAAAATCCTTATTATACAGACTACGACCCAGAAACATCTGCCGGTATCGAAAAGCTGTATACAAAGCAGGGTTATGTATTACATCCTAACGGATTTTCTATTAATGCTAACAAGATTGCAAAAGAGTCTCCTACAAATGCAGAGTTAGGAGTTAAAGGAAACTGGTCTTTAGCATTTAACCAGAAGAATATCCGCATGGGTGTTATTAAATCCAACGGATAAAAAGGAGTGTGATATCATGGCATACATTGACTATGAATATTACAAAAGCCTTTTTGGAGAGAAAGCAATCCCAGAAGCAGACTTTAATCGTCTGGTCTGGGATTCTTGCAAGAAGATAGATAATGCCACGACTGGTGTTGACAATGTGAAGAAACTTAAGATTGCTTTTCCAAAAGATGAAGATGATGCAGAAGCAGTTAAAAGATGTGTTTGTGAGCTTCTGACGATCGCTTATAAGATTGAACAGGCAGAAACGAGAGTTGAAGCATCACAGGGTTATATCACATTAGAAGATGGAACTGTGATGAGTAAGCAGGTAGCATCTAAGAGTGCAGGAAACGAGAGTATAAGCTATGTGACTTCCAGTAACGCAGGTACGGCTACATTGATAGATAAGTGTCTAGCGGATAAGGAAGCACAGAAGCAACTATACGATGATAAGATAAGAGATTATCTGTCTGGCATCACTGATGCTAATGGAGTTAACTTGCTGTACATGGGAATATATCCAAGATAAAAAACGGAGGGATACGATGTATAACGATACAATCACACTTTTTAATAGGTATGAAAGTAAATTAGGAGATACATGGTATCCCTCTATTTTGCATAATACGAACCTAAACATGGATAAAGCAAGCATCGTTGCAAAGTACGGTTCTGACTCACAGGACAATGCTGTATTAAACGTGCAGTATAGCCTAAAAAGCGGTCAAAAGATGGTAGGTAGTAAATTATGGCTACCACCTAAAGAATGGTGTAAACAGACGAATGATAAGCTGTCAGAAGCACTTACATTTAGTTCTAAGGCGAATAGTTTTGATTTCTTTATCGTTGGCGAATGGGAGAACGAAGAACCGATTGCAGAGGATGATTATATTGACGGATTCTATGAAGAAATGAAACTTAAGTATGATTATGTCTTTGCAATAACTGGAAGTGCCTTTTACGACATAATCCCGCATTTTGAAGTAATGGCTAAGTAGGTGGTTATATATGGCTAAGAAAAAATTAGGAAATGTTAATGTGAATACACAGAACATGAGAGCTAATATCAGTCTGGCGAGATTCGATGAACAAATACAAAGTGCTCAATATTGGTTAGATAGTCAAGTTATGACCGATATGGTCCCTTATATGCCACACGAAACAGGTACGTTTATAAATGTGACAAGGGCAAAAAGTGCTTCACTTGCAGGTACTGGAATGGTATGTGCAGGTACTGGACCGATGGGACGTTTCTTATACTACGGTAAAGGCATGGTTGATGAACTAACAGGTTCTCCATGGGCAAGAAAAGGGGCAAGAAAGGTTCTTGTTTCTGAATTTGCAGGACAAACCAATGCAAAAGAAGACCTGTCCTATTCCAACCCTAAAGCCACTCCAAAATGGTTTGAGACAGCAAAGAAAAACCACGGCAAAGCATGGGTTACTCATGTTAAGAAGCAAGCAGGAGGTAACTAATGGCAGAAGAACAAAAGCCAGTCAAGTACGATATTGATGGTTTTGACGTGATCACAACAGCATTGCAAGAACTGGTAAATCAATTCCCAGAATTAAGAGAGGGAGACGAAATTGCATTTTCTACATTAGATGATGCAAGCGGAAAAGCAATGTTCCCAGTAAGCGGTGCAGTGATTGAATCAGAAAAAGAGAGTATCACTGGTCACGTCACACAGGTTTGTCTGTATCCATTTTGTGTGATCTACCGTATAAGCGGTGCTAATGCAAAACGTAAGGCAGACACGAAAGAGTGGTTGGATAACCTTGGTAAATGGTTGGAAAAGCAAACAATCACAATTAAAAACAACACATATAAACTAGAAGAATATCCAGTGTTGACAGGCAATCGAAAGTTTTTAACGATTGACAGACAGACACCTGCATATTTGGACAGTATAAACGAAAACAAGTCTGAGAATTGGGCTATCAATATTTCTGCCCGATATCAAAACGACTTTGATAGATAAATTAACTATTAACTGGTCTACGACAGGATGTAGATCACTGACCTTGAAAAGATAAAGGAGAATCATAATGGCAGTTACAACAGGTAAAATTGACCGTAAGTATATGGCTCATTTCTTAGATGCAGGCTCTTTGTGCGGTGGTAAAACACCATCCTATGAACGTCTTGGAAAAGACTTAGAAGAGTACAATGTCGAACTTAATCCCGATACAGAAACAAGTAAAAATATTATCGGAGAATCTACATTCAAACACAACGGATATGAGGTTTCCTCAGAAGCCGACCCTTATTATGCAGAAGCTGACAGCACATTAAGCCAGAAGTTGCAGGAGATCATTGATAATCGTTACAAGGACGATAACTTAAAGACTACAGCAGTGGAAGTACATTTATGGAAAGAAGCAACAAGCGGAGCTTATGAAGCATACGCAGAAGATTGTTATGTTGTTCCAACATCCTACGGTGGAGACACAAGTGGTTACCAGATTCCATTTACAGTTAACTACGCAGGAAACCGCAAAAAAGGTACTTACAACGTAACATCAGGAACATTTTCAGAAAGTGCTACACAGGACTTAAAAGACAACAACAAAGCAGTTTTATCATAACAAGGAGTGCAGGATATGGAAGAACTTAGACGAAAAGTCAAAACTGGGGCATTAAATGTAATTTTAACGAATGAAGATGATGAGGAAATCGGAAGATTCCCATTCAACCCAGTTGATTTAAATATCGTAAGAAGATACGAAGAAGTTGTTGCTAATTTAGAAAAGATGGAACTTCCAGAGGATGCTACAGAGCAGGATATCTTAGAACTGTCTGACAAATTAGAGGGGCAGATTGATTACTTGCTTAACTCTAAAGCTTCTAAGTCTGTATTTGCTATTTGCAATCCACTAACTCTTACAGAAAGCGGAGATTTCTTCATCGAGAACATCATCGTGGAGATCGCAGATATTATTGAGCAGGTAACAGACCAGAGAATTAAGAAGAAACAGGCGAAAATTAAAAGGGCAACGTCTAAATATCACAAATAATGGAAGTTTGGGAACTTCCTACATCCATAGTAGTTGGTGGCATAGATTATGAAATACGCACAGATTTTCGTGCAGTTCTGGACATTTTAAAAACATTTAATGACCCAGACTTTGAGAACGATGAAAAGTGGATTGTTTGCCTTACCATTTTATACGTTGATTTTGGAAATATGCCACCACAAGACTATGAAGAAGCTATTGAAAAAGCCATCGAATTTATTGACATGGGTATCAAAGATGATGGGAAAAAACAACCTCATGTGATGGATTGGGAACATGATGCACCAGTTATCATTCCATCTGTTAACCGTGTACTTGGAAAAGAAATACGAGCTATGCAGTATTTACATTGGTGGACTTTTTTAGGAGCTTACATGGAAATTGGAGAATCTCTTTTCTCACAGATTCTTAATGTTCGCATGAAGAAAGCTAAAAGAAAGAAACTGGAAGACTGGGAAAGAGAGTTCTACAAAGAAAATAAAACGCTTATTGACCTAGATGTTAAATATTCCGAAGAGGAATTAGAAGAACAGAAACGTTTGAACGATTTACTGAATGGGAAAGGGGCGTGATTAAATGGCTACACAAAAAGCGGATGGAAGTATTTATATCAAAACAGAAATTGATACGACCGAAGCAAAAGCAAGTGTGAAAGAAATCGCATCCCTTTTAAAACGTTTATCCAATCAAGTAAAAACCGTTGGAAAATCAATGGAAAAAGCCATGAGTGGCGGTATAAAAGCACCAGATATAAAAGGCATGGATGTTGTCGAAGAAAAAGCAAAGACCGTGGCTGAGGAACTGGAAAAGACCGCACAGGCAGAAAAGAAGCTAGAAAGCATAGATATTAAGTCTAATGCACTTGATACGTTAGATAAAGCAATAGAAAGCACAGGACAGAAGCTTGCAGAGTTAGAAAAAGCACAGATGGATGTATTTAACAGAAATCAAAGTGCTACAGCTTCTCCTGCGTTTCAAGCAATGGAGAGTGCCGCTTCTAAATTAGATCAGCAATATGAACAGTTGATTGCAAAAAAGAAGCAGTTGGAAACATCTACAACAGGAAACACTGGACTGCCTAAGACTGGAAAGCTGACAGGTGGAACAGGTCTGGCAAGTAAGGAAAGTGCTAACGCATTAGCTAAACTTAATGCAGAGATCACAGGCACAGAAACAAAGGTAGAACTGTTAAATAACAGCTTGGAGCAGACAGTACAGGCACAACAAAAGATAAGTGACAGCCCTATCAACACTACAGCTTATCAGATTCTTGAACAGACACTACAGCAGGTAGAAGCACAGTTTAATCAAGTGGCACAGATTCAGCAAGAGTTGTTTGCAAGAAATCAAAGTGTTACAAGTTCTCCTGCCTTTATGGCATTGGAGAGTGCGGCAGAGAAGTTAGGCAGGCAGTACGATTCACTGATTGCTAAGAAACGTCAGTTAGAAAGCGGTGGTGGAACAGTACAAACACCTGCGATCAAGACAGCCCCTATGACTGGTGCATATTCTGCCACGGCATCTAGTGCAAGTCAAAAAGCTTTGGATGCCTTAAACAAAGAAATAACACAGACAGATGCAAAAGAAAAAGGACTTGTTAACACAAATAGTAGGCTTGGTTCATCATTTAAGAATGTCAGTCAGTCTGTGGACAGTGCTAAGACAAAGACAGGCGGTATTTCATCTATCTTTAGTAGGATGGGTGGAGTCGTATCTGGACTTGGAAAACGTCTTGGTGGACTGGCACAGAACTTCACAAGTACTACAAACAGTGCTAATAATGCAAGCTTTTCTATTGGTCGAATGGTCGGTATGAGTGTATTATATTCTACCGTTTTTGGAATGATTTCTAAAGTTAACAGTGGAATCATGACAGGCATCAATAACCTTGCACAGTATTCGTCAGCTACTAATGCTTCGATATCTTCCATGATGTCAGCATTAACTCAGTTACAAAACAGTTTGGCAACAGCATTTGCACCGATTTTGTCCGTAGTTGCACCTATATTAACGGCATTCATGAATATGTTATCGAAAGCGATCACGTATGTAGGAATGTTTATAGCGGCACTTACTGGACAAAAATCTTTTACACGAGCAAAAGCCGTACAAGAAAATTATGCGGCATCACTGAATAAAACATCCAGTGGAGCTAATAAGGCGGCAAAAGCCACAAAGAATAACGCAAAAGCCACGAAAAAAGCAAATAAAGAGATACAGACTTATCTTTCTGGACTTGATGAAGTCCGACAGTACCAGAAAGAGAAAGATAACGACACCCCTAGTTCTTCTACCCCATCCGCAGGCGGTGGAGGTGGTGGCGGTGGTTACACTGGTCCATCCATTGGAGATATGTTTGAGAAAGTTCCTATTGAATCTTCCATTGCAGACATTGCTAAGAAGATTAAGGGCCTCATAAAAAAAGAGGACTGGGAGGGACTTGGAGCTTATATTGCATCGGGTATCAACAAAGGATTGCAAAAAATCTATAATGCCATCAATTGGGATAATGTAGGCCCGAAGATTACATATTTTGTGAACGCATTTACACGGACATTCAATAGTCTTGTTGATCACATAGACTGGGATTTAATGGGACGTACTGTGGGTGCAGGTATTAATACAATTGTCAATACACTGAATCTGTTGATAGAGGGAATCAATTGGAAAAATCTTGGTTCAAAAATTGCAACAGGTATCAACGGTTTATTCAACGAAGTAAATTGGAATAATGTAGGGCAGTTGTTTGCGAATAAAATAAATGTTCCGTTTCAAATGTTAGAGGGAGCTGTAAATACTCTTAACTGGGCAAAAATAGGAACGTCAATAGGTGGATTTTTGAATGGTGCAATCAACCAGATAGATGTTAAGTCTATTGGTACAAGCTTATCTGGATTAGCATTAGGAATATTAACAACATTAGATAATGCACTTACTACAACAAACTGGTCACAGCTTGGCACAAAATTAGCAACATTATTAACATCCATTGATTGGGTCGGAATATTTGTCAATGCAATATCTGTTGCAGGGAAAGCCATTACAGCATTAACACAACTCGGTGTGTCTTTTATGGATAACTTGGCAAAAGGTATTACAAATGGGACACAGCAGTTTATTAGTAAGGGATTATCAGCATTGACGAGTTTTACTGCAAACTTAAGAAGCAATGCAGGAAAATTAGTAGATTCTGGTTTAAAGCTTATGTTAAATCTTGCAAAAGGTATAGCAAAAGCAATGCCAGACATCATCAAAAATGTACCACAGATTGTGATTAATATTGCAGACGTTATTAACGATAATGCCCCTAAGATATTACTTGCAGGAGTACAGCTTATCGCAATCTTGCTCAAAGGTCTCATCCAGTCAATACCGACATTGATCGCAAACGTGCCAAAGATTGTGCAGGCAATCGTCAGTGTATTTACAGCTTATAATTGGCTATCACTTGGAAAAAGCCTCATCACAGGTATTAAAAACGGAATTATGAATGCAAAAAATACTGCGGTTGATGCTATGAAGAATACATACAATGGCGTGATTGATGCGATAAAGAATTTACCGTCTAAACTCAAAGGACTTGGAGAAAACGGAATTAAAGGGATAGGCAATGGAATTACTGGGAAATTGTCTGGGCTTAAAACAACGGCAGGAAAAATATTGACCAATATTATAGAAGCGGTTAAAAATCTACCTAGAGAGTTGGCAAAAAAAGCGACATCTGCTATTAGGGATATGAAAACTACATTTAAAAATGTCGATTGGGGAAGTGTCGGTATGAATGTAGTAAAAGGTATAGCAAAAGGCGTTGGAGACTTTGCATGGATTCTTGTTGATAAAATGACAAGTCTTGCACAGAAAGCATGGGAGGGCGTTAAAGATTTCTTTGGAATCCATTCTCCATCAAGACTTATGAGAGATACGGTAGGTAAGATGATACCTGCAGGTATCACAGTAGGTCTTGAAAAAGCTTTCCCAGATACGATTGATACATTATTAGACCAATCTAAACAGTTGGCAAATGTACCATTTACAGCACCATATGTAGCAAGTGGAGCGGTAATACCTGCGAAAGCATCCGCAGTGATCGCACAAAAGCAACACAGTACAGATAGCAATAACAATGACGTACTTAATCTACTAGAACAGCTATTATCTGTTATGAAGTCCTTAGAATCAGACAACAGCGGTAACAACGGTGGAGATTATCACTTCACAGCACAGATTAACCGCAGGACGTTGTTTGATGAATTTATCGAAGAAGCAAAACTAAGACAAATGAGTAATGGTAGAAATCCATTCAGCCTTGCGTAGAAAGGAGTAAAAAATGGCACAGGATTATATAAAAATCAATAATAAAAAAGTCTGGCAACCAGATTCAGACACAGCTGTAGCATTTGAAACTACCTATACGCAAGGTAGCACAAGGGCACAGTCTGGTAAAGGAAAGTTTACCCCGATGTTCACAGTAGAGCGATTTACATACAGTGCATCGGATGTGCCAATGTCTAAGGTTACGGAAATATTAGAAATGGTGGCACGTGGTAAATCTTTTGATTTACATTATTTTTCTGTATTTTACGGAGAGTGGAGAACAGCAAAGTTTTATGTCGGACAGGTATCGGACATTAAGATAAAAACACTTAAAAATAACCATGAAAAAGTATCAAGTATATCTTTCAATATGCAGGGGGTTAACCCGATATGATAAATGTAAGTGATGAATTTAAACAGCTAATGACAGAACGACAAGATTTTAAATGCAATGCAGAAGTAACGCTTGCGAATGGAACTGTACTGCCATTAGGAGAAGATGATTTTTCAATAGATAACAATAGTCTGGTCGATGCGGCAGGTGCTAACACCATTCCTTTAGGTGTTGCACTCAGCCGTAATGTCCAGTTAGAAATCATGAATGACGATGATCACTTATCCAATTATGACTTCTTTGGAGCAAAAATAAGACTGTATATAACATTTGAATTATCAGAGACAACAGAAAAAATTGAATACGGTACATTTACAGTTACACAGCCAGAGGGCTACGGAAACGTTGTAACTATTGTCGGATACGATGATATGTACAAAGCTGATAAGGCATACAGCACAACATTGACATTCCCTGCGACAGCAAAGAGCGTGTTAATTGATAGTTGTGATACCTGCGGTATCTTGATTGGAAATAGTAACTTTTTACACAATGACTTCCAGATACCAACCATGCCGTCTAGCGAGTACACACACCGACAGATTATAGGATTTATTGCTATGATTGCCTGCGGAAACGCAAGAATCGACCGTACAGGGCATTTACAGATAATGACCTATGACTTTAACTATGACAGCGGTAATGTCCATGATTTGACCGATTACAACACTCTGACGAACGATACAAACGATGTGCAGGTAACAGGCGTGCAAATGACACGTACTGTCAAAAAAGTTACAACTGACGAAGAGGGAAATGAGAATGAAGAAGATGTTGAAGAAACTGTAAAAGTAGGTGCAGACAGCTATATCTTATCTTTGGAGAATCCACTTGTAAAAGGACATGAGGAAACACTTGTTTCTTGGGTTTATGACAAATTTAAAACAGTGACATTCCGTGGATTTACGATGGATTATATATCTTATCCAATAGCTGAGTTTATGGACAAGATAAAGGTCACAGATTGGCGAGGGAAAAGCTTCTATTCAGTATTAACAGATGTAAACTTTGTATTCTTTGGGTATACAACACTACAAAATAGTGCAGAATCTCCAATGAGAAATCAAAGCAATTACACGTCAAGTGAACAAAAAGCACTGATTCAAGGGAAAGAATTAGTTGAACGTGAAAAGACAAATCGTGAAATTGCAGTTAAAAAGTTAAATGATACATTAAAAAACAGCTCTGGCATGTATTCTACAGCAGAAAAACAACCAGACGGCTCTACTATTTACTATTTGCACGATAAACCAACAATCGCAGAATCACAGAATGTTATCAAACTAACAGCCGAAGCAATTGGTTTTTCCACGGATGGCGGTAAAAATTATCCATATGGTTTTACAATCACAGGCGAAATGATAACAAGATTGCTTTATGCAGAGGGAATCAATGCAGATTATATTAACACTGGTGCATTAACAGTCAAAGATAAATCTGGAAATATTATCTTCTATGCAGATATGGAGACTGGTACTGTAAAGATTTCTGGAGATAACGTCACGATTGGTGGCAAAACAGCACCAGAAGCAATTAGTGATGCAGTAAAAGAATCTAAAAATTATGCAGATGGTAAAGTATCAGACTTTGCAGAAACAGTTACAAAAAGTGTGTCGGATTTGCAGAATCAAATAGACGGACAGATTGAGACATTCTACTACGATTACGAACCAACATTAAAAAATATCCCTGCTTCTGACTGGACAACAGAAGATGATAAAAAGAAGCATGAGGGAGACTTATTTTATTGGAAATCTAAAGGATATGCCTACAGATTCTTCAAAGATGGCGACACATGGAAGTGGCAGTTAGTACAAGATACAGACGTTACAAAAGCATTGCAGACAGCATCTTTTGCACAGTCTACGGCAAACAGTAAATGCCGTGTATTTCTGACACAGCCTACACCACCTTATGACACAGGAGATATGTGGAATCAAGGTCAAAACGGAGACATTCTTACATGCGTTGTAGCAAGAGCGGACGGTGCAAGCTATGTGGAAACCGACTGGCAGAAGCTTAACAAGTACACGGACGATGAGACAGCCAATAAGGCACTGGAAGAAGCCAGAAAATCTCGTGCAATGATTATCAATCTGGACAACGATTATCAAGCAATCACGACAGATTATAAGGGAGAGTACACATCATTTCCAGAGTGTCACACGACAGCACAGGTTTTATACGGTCATACCGATATATCTAACGACTGTACTTATAATGTGCAGAAGTCGGGCGGTGTCGTAGGTTCATGGAATAATTCAACTCATACCTACACTGTGACAGCATTAACAACAGATGTTGGATGGGTAGATATTACAGCTAATTACCTTAATACTTATTCAGTTACGAAACGATTTGACATTGCGAAATTAAAAGGCGGTATCCCCGGAGAAACAGGTGCAAAAGGAGATAAGGGAGAAACAGGAGCAAGCGGTAGAAGCATCACAGGCTCAGAAACGACTTATCAAGCATCTAGCAGTGGAACAACGGCACCAACAGGAACATGGAGTAAAACACCACCAAGCGTTGCAGAAAATCAGTATTTGTGGACGAGAACCATATATACTTACTCTGACAAAACCACAAGCACAACATATTCCATCGGTAAGATGGGAGCTAAAGGGGAACAGGGTGCAAAGGGAGAAACTGGTGCTACTGGTCCACAGGGAGAAAAAGGGAATACGGGAGCAACTGGTCCGCAAGGAAGTGCAGGAAGAACGTACTTCATGGAAACATCGTCAAGTATCGTGAAAATGTCTGCGGACAACACGATTGTGCCGAACTACATTACATTATCTGGTTACTACCGTGACGGTACAGCAACAGCACGTACAGCTTATAAGTGTCGATTCAAGATTGAGGAAACAACGGACGGAGATACATACACGACCGTTTATACTTCATCCTCAGATGAAACTGACATTACCCATGCACTGTACTCTGTGCTAGCAAGTGGTTCAAGCGGTGTTACTGCAAGCGGTTCAAGTGGTATCGGTATCTCAAGAAATCTTACAGCGTTAAGGTGTACGATGTATGCCGCAGGTGGATTTTCACAGGTGTTGGATATTGAGACAATTCCAGTAGCCATTGACGTAGATGCACTGACTCACGAAGATATATTCAATCTGCTGACCAACGACGGAGCATGGCAAGGTATTTATCGTGGGTCTGACGGTAAGTTGTATATCAACTTTACTTATGCTAGAGGTGGAACATTAAATCTTGGTGGAAAAGCAAACACGTACGGTAATGGACAAATGCACGTTTATGATGCAAATGACAATGAAATTGTTGACATAAACACGAAAGGGATAGTCGTAACGCATTATATATCAGGCATGGGAGAAAAGCCAATATCATATGTGTGTATAACACCAGACGTGTTCGGTGGTATATATTTATCTGAAAACAAGGATGGAACTGGTGCATGTGCGATTTTGTCCCCAGATGAGATTGTATTAAAAAATAACAGCAGTGGACCAATTACAGTACAAACAGACATAACAATGCATATGACGGATGAATCACTTTATCTTGGGTCGGTAAGTAATTATAAATTTCATTTTGGAAAAGAAAAATCAAGTTTTTATCAGCCAGTTACTATTGGCGGAAGTTTGTCTGTTGCAGGAACAAAAAACAGAATCATAGATACAGAAAATTACGATACAAGAAAGCAGTATTGTTATGAAACAGCAACCCCATATTTTGGGGATATAGGTTCTGGATGTACTGATAATACAGGAAAATGTTACATAGACATTAACGATATATTTTCAGAGACAGTAAACACAGGTGTTGAGTACCAAGTATTCTTGCAGAAAGAGGGGCAAGGCGATATATGGGTAGAAGAAAAGACCGATAGTTACTTTGTTGTAAAAGGTACTGAAAATCTTAAGTTCTCGTGGGAAATCAAAGCAATTCAGAAAGATTACGAATTTGAACGACTTGAAAAATTCGATAACTCAGAAAAAGAAGAAGTGATTGACTATGAGAAAGAATATATGGAAGAAATCAACGATTTGATTAAAGAACAGGAGGAAATGTTAAATGAAACAGTTGAGTAGCTTTATGGTATTAAATATTGACGGTGGAGACAGAGTATCATACACATACAATGAGATTGACGATAACACAGGAGAACCATTGTCACAGAATAAAAAAGAAAATTTCTGGGTAGTAGATAAAGAACTTAAAAAGCACATTGATGCTATCAGAAGCTACGTCAGAGAAAACAAGTTGAATTAAGGAGTGATGTTATGGCAATCAATATACCTTTAGTACATATATCGGATTTAACAGAGAAAAAGACAATATCAGATGATGATTACATGCTTACTGGTGGGAGTACCGCCAGTAAGGTTAAGTGGTCAACGATCGTGTCTCTGATAAAAACTAAATTAGGGATTGGAAATATAGAAGATAGTATAAGTAAAATACAATCAGATATTTCTACGTTAAATAGTGATTTTGACACTATTATAGTTGGAACTACTGCTACTACTGCCAATCAAACAATTAATCATTATGGTGATAGAAAGCTAAGCGATTACAAATTTATCACATTTGCATTTGGAACATCTGACACAGATATTCGTGGCGTTGTAACCATTCCAAGAGTTTTATTTTCCCAAATAAAAAAAGTCTACATTTATGTAGCTCACGGTTCAAACGATGACATAATATCTATAGTATATTTTACATACATAAATGATGTTTCTACTTCTGTAAGATTATCTGCGGATCATGGAGTTAAATATATTAAATGTCTTGGTGTTAAATAGTGATTTAACCACTACCAAAAAGACAGCCGACAACGCAAATGACAAACTTTCCTTAACCAATATTGGCACCCTAACAGTCAAGTGGGAAAATGGTGGAATTTTAGGTTTTTACGTTGATGGAACAAGGGTTGTCGGCATCGTTTCATCATGGGGTGGTAATATAAATTAAATCACTATTTAACGTATAAATAAAAATGCCCTACAAAAAAGTAGGGCGAGAAATAAATAAATTACGGAGATAAAAGACTAGAAATCTCCAACTACATATTAACATAAAACCTCAACAAACGAAAGGAGAGACTATGAATCTCAAATTAAGATTAAAAAATAAGGCAACATTAGTAGCATTGGCATCCGCCTTAATTGCATTTATCTATCAGATTTTAGGAATCTTAGGTATCACAGCACCAATCGCACAGGATGCAGTATCACAGCTTGTAGGTATCATCCTTAATATCTTAGTGACTGTCGGGGTATTGGTGGACCCAACGACAAAAGGAATCGGGGATAGTGTTAATGCAATGTCTTATGAAGAATTAGGACAGGCAGTAGACCCAGACTATCAAGGACCTGTTGACTTAACAGAAAATACACACAAAGAGGTGGAATAAAATGAAATTTATCAACAAATTTGCTCATAGTTCCAATTACGGCGGAACTAGAAAGCTAAGTGATATTAAATATATCGTTGTGCATTTTACAGGGAACAAAGGAGATACAGCCTTAAATAACTGCAAATATTTTCAAGGACCAAACAGACACGCTTCTGCTCATTGTTTTATTGATGGTAGTGGAGTTGTATATAAATCTGTATCTCTTAAGAGAGTAGCATGGGCAGTAGGTGGATGTTATACTTTAAAAAATGGTGCAGGTAGCAAATACAAGGTTGCTACAAATGCAAACAGCTTAAGCATTGAAATGTGCAATTGCGTAGGTGGTGTACCGGCAGATGTGTACAAGGATTTAGTGTGGCTAGTTACATACTACATGAAAAAGTATAACATTGATGCAGATCACGTTATACGACACTGGGATGTTAACGGCAAGGACTGTCCAGACCCATGGATTGGAAAGAATAACAAGGGATGGAACAAATTTAAATCAGACATTGCAGGCACCACAGCGAAAAAAACAAAGAAAGCAGGAGTATATGGAAAAGTCGTTACAAAAAGTGACCCGCTTATCCTTAGAAAGAGTGCTAGTACAAAATCTAAGATTGTTTGCACAATGCCTAAAGGCTCAACGGTACGGATTCTTAAAAAAGGTAGCAAGTGGCATAAAGTTAAATACCCTATCAACGGTAAGACAGGGTATTGTTCAGCAACTTACATAAAAATTTAAAAATAATGCTTGCAATGTCGAAAATGATGTGATATTATAATCAACGTTGGTTACGAAATGTTCCATTTTCGTTCCAACCAAAATTAAAGACAATTGAGTTTATGCGGTTTGAGAGCATTTTGACCCCTTGACTTTTAATCAAGTTGTCCGGGGTTCGAATCCCCGCACGCTCACTTTAAAAAGCACGGTTGCCAAATGGCTAAATACCGTGCTTTTCTTGTATTTATGCGGCTTTTAAGGGTATGACCTGTCTAAAAATCATACCCTTAAAAGTAATCGAAAGTATCTAAAGTTTAGGGAAGTATTTGTTCCATCCGTGTTCCATGTTCCATTCGTATTCCAGAAATCTAAGATACCATTTCATTTAGTTGTTCCATTTTTCGTTCCATAGGCTGTTCCACTTTTTGTTCCAAATTTAAAGCATCATTTACAGCGGATATGCTATCTTCTTTTTCTAACATTAAGTGATTGTATACTTCCAGAACGACCTTTTCAGAGTCCCCTACAAGCCTTGCAATCATCTTTATGCTAATCTTAGGGAACTGGTAGCATAAGTTTGTGCAGTAATTGTGGCGGAAGATGTGGCTTGTTAAATCCTCAATAGGACTTTCGCTGACCGCCTGCATTGCTTTTATGATTCTACCCCACATCCTGCGGAAACCAGATTTTGTCATAGGCTTGTAATCACGATTTATGAATAAGTATTTCCTGCCATCTTTTCTAAGTTGTTTTATGTAACTAGAGATTGCATCGAATACGTTATCTGGTAACGGTAACGTTCTTTCTCCGTTCTGTATGTTTTTTACTGTTTTTTTCTTTGGTATGTTGTCTGATATGTCGTGTGATTTGTCGATAGATACTGTATGTGCTTCTAGGTTAAAGTCTGCTTCTGTTAGTGCTAAGGCTTCTCCACACCGCAATCCACAGCCGTAAATGATATAGACATATATTTTATCCATTAAATTAAAATCTGCCTTAAAAACGGCTCTCTGTTCGTCTGGTGTCAAAGGACGTTTTTCTTTCGCTTTGTAACTTATAGATTCAAAATTATCAAAAATATCTGCAAATGATTGTGCGGAATAAATGCGATCGCAAACAGCAGAGTGCAGGACCTGCTTAAATGTCATAACTATTTGTTGTTGTGTCCGCGATTTGCCTTTAGCACCGTTCAGAATCAATTGTAAGTGACTTCGCTGTACATCTTGTAGCTTAACGTATTTAATGCTGTCAAAATGGACGTTAAGCACATTGTCGTACATTTTATTGGTATTGTTTGCTCGGTTGGACTCTTTATATAAGACTTTCCATTGTCTGGCATAGTCAATAAATAGTATATCGGTGTCAACCATTGCCTGCCGTTGGTCCCTTAATTGCTCAAATTCCTTTACTTTCTTTTCAAGGTCCTTAGAGCTTTTAGCGGACCGCAGGTGTTTATATTTCTTTTTACCGTTATCCTTGTATGTGCCATCCCACACGTTAGTAGAATAGTAACCATCTTTACCTTTTTTAAATTTAGCTGTTGCCATTGTATCACTCCTTTTTCTAATAATTGGAATTTGCGTTTTCTGCAAAATGGGTACAAAAATAACAGCCATGCAAGAGTAGTTTTTATAACATTGCAAAATAATATGAATGTGTTACAATAGATATGGAATTTTCTATATTAAAATTTTACGATGTTATGGAAAAGGGTTACCGTTCTTTTTAGTCTTCTAACGGTGGCTCTTTTTTGCGTTCTTGCATAACTGATGTAGTCATGATACAATATAGGTGTTTGGCTGTACTATCTTGTATGATAACTACCTTGTATTTATATTAGATAGTGCTTAGGACTGTACCTATTTGGGCGTGGTACGGTCCTTTTTTTATTGTTATTTAACTTCCCAAGATTTACCGCAGTCTTGGCAAATTGCCATTTGTTTACTGTTAATATCTGTCTTGGATGATTTCTTTTCTTTGTATTTAGATTTTTTAGGTGTTAATGCCCATAGACCGCCAGTAGCAGCAATCATACCTGCACGTCCCAGACTGTTACCTGCACGAGTCACAACACTTTTCTTTCTCACTTCGGCTTTACCTTTAGTTTTAGCGGAATCCTGTACAAACTCATATCCTATGTTTAGGCTGTGGCATTTAGGACAATATGGTGCATCAAGATAAAATATTTTATAAAAATCTTCGGCTTTTTTGCTGTCTACCTTTTTCAAAATCTCATAGTAAGCATCCCTAGACCTGTCTTTATCCGCTTTGATTTTGCTTGCATTAAAACCAAAATTACCGTTAAATTTACGCATTTCATAATCGTAAGTTAACTGATTAATAGCATCATTTGTATAATCCAGTTTGACAATAATATCTTCTTTTGGATTCTCTTCTGCCTTATCAAAACGGCATAAATAGAAACTGTCTTTTGCTACATAAAGTATATGTGTTAGTGTAGAAAGAAAACCACTATCTGTATATTTACCTGCTGTGATAATTAAATCACTAGGTTCATTAACAATACCTTTTTCTATAGCAATCTCAATCGTTTTTTCATCAATTTCATACTGCGGAACTTCATTATCAGCAGTAGAAACAGTAGCTAATTCTTTTAAGATTTCCTCTGTTGGGCATCCGCAATTTGGACAAGCAGAAGCTTTTTCAGAGAACTCTTTCCCACATTCAGTACAAGTTATTAATGCCATGTAAAATCCCTCCTTTTATAATGTATAACAAGCAACGTGACAACCACAATCGCAGGCAAATCGCAGGCTAGAACCCACGGTTTTATGCGGTTTGTAAGACTTTTTGCATAGTAGCATCGCAGGCAAATGACAGGCAAATCGCAGGCAAATCGCAGGCAAACATCAATCAACTATGCATTTCCTTTTTTAAAAGTCCAAGAAACCACGGTTTTATGCGGTTTTCAGTACCATGCAAAAAGTTTTTTAAATTTGTGATTGACAAAACAATGTTTTTAGTGTATTTTTATTTTCTTTTATATAAATATATAGTATCTAAAGACTATAGTTATATATAACCTATATAGTATTATAATAATTAATATTTATATTTAATTAAAAAGAAAAAAATAAAACAAAAAAAGAAAAAAATTAGAGCTGTTTAAATGCAATTAGCTGAGGGGTGTATCCTGTCAGCATTGCAAGTTGCTCTTTTGTATAATCTTTGTGTTCAAGTATCACTTCGTCTGGTATCAAAAGTTCAGAAGCAAATGTCTGTGCTTCTTGTTCGATAGAGTTCTCATAACAGTTTTTGCCGAAAGAGAAGAAATAAAAATCTTCTTTGTGCAGGACCGCATGACCTAACTCATGAGCTAAGACCTCGTAATACTTTTTTTCGTTGTCTAATAATTTTTCGTTTATGTAAATAAAATCTCTTTCGTGAATCTTTAAATAGCAACCAGATATTTTTTTTAAGTCCCCGATCTGGATGATTATGTCTAATTCTTTTGCAAGCCTAACGGGGTTTCTGGTTTCGTATTTTTTAATCAAATTGTATACAATAGATTTAATTTGATTATGATTCATACATTCATATCCTTTCTTCACTTATTTTTCTGTTTAAGATATATAAGTGACATTTCATACTGAGCTAATATCGCGTCAAGCGATTCATCGTCAAGTTTTTCCCCATCGTAGTAGATAGGGTGTCTAGTCCTGTTTTTAAGTAAATCTCTCATTCTCTCTAGTTCGTCTTTGATGTCTATTACACTGTTATCTTTTTCTTTTTTATCCTCCTCCTTTCCTGTCATGAGATAATCAACTGTTACACCGAAAAAATCGGCAATCTTCTGTAACTTTTTGATGCCCGGTTTACTTCTACCAACTTTCCAATCAGAAAAAGTTGACTTAGAAACGCTAGCTTCTCTTGCTACATCAGAATCTTTCAGACCTCTTTCGTCACGCAGTTTTTGATAAATTTCGTACATAAAGCACCGCCTTTTTAAAAAAAAGTTCCAAAATCCGTACAAAAACTATTGACAAGTTCTAGAATCCGAATTATAATATAACCATAAGTTCGGAAAAAAGAACAGCCATTGGTAAGTTCTTGTTATGATTTTTCTTTACATTTCATATTATAACTGATTTCCGAACTAAAATCAATAGAAACGTTCGGAAAGGAGTAAATATGTATAAAAAATATTGTGCGTTAAGGGACAAAAGGAATCTGACAGATTACAGAGTGTCAGAAGATACAGGAATTGTAAGGTCTACGTTTACGGATTGGAAAACAGGAAGAAGTAAACCGGGCATCAAAAAGTTAAAGGCATTAGCTGATTACTTTGGGGTAACAGTAGAT